GCGCGGCGGTAGCGGTCGTTCGGGTGGCGAGGGACGGGGGGGATGTTCATCACGGTGGAGGAAGCCGCAAGCTGTGCCAAGGAGTTGAAGAACAGGGTGCCAGCGGAACCAGAAGGCATCATGCGGGGGAGAACGCCGAGGAACGTGTGCAGCTGCTCGAACTCCAGCAACATGTCGGACACCAAGGCCGGGGGAATGCTGAGCTGGAGCAGGAACCACTCGATGAGGAGCCAGAAGCCCCAGTCCATGCCGCGATCCCAGGCCGTGTAGTCGATGGAGGTGCATTTGTCACCGACACGCCAATTCCGCTCTTGCCACGCCACGAGGTCGGCCTCCGACTTCTTATTGAACCACAGGATGCGGTCCGGGAGCAGGGACTCAAACTTCATCTCCGCGTACCGGATAAGTTCGGCGTCGGGGAGATTTCTGTGGGGGCGGATCCGGTGTATGACCTGGTTGGCCTTCGCGACAGACCAGATGGAAGCCTTCTTCTTCTGGGTCTGGCCCTTGAGTATGGGGCGCACTTCACCGTAAGGCCAATCAGGAGGGTTGGCAGCCACCCACTGCTTTAACTCGTTGCCGGAGCGCTTCGAAGCCCAGGACCGGATGGACGTGCAGTGCGCCGCGTGAGCGATCACAGGGTCGAAGGCAATCCGAAGTTGGAGCTCGGGGATCAAAGCGACCAGGTTCTTCTTCAGCGTGCGGAAGCGGAAGTAGTCGCTGGACGTTGGCTTGGGCTGGGCACGAGGAGCAATCCGCTTCTGCATGGAGATGTTCTCAGTGGCACGGTCGCCGCCCTTGAAATGTAGGGGGGCCTGGGCGCCACCACTGTGAATCTGCTGGGTGCGCATGCCGGAACGGGGGTCATACAATTCCCGGGCGAACTTGTCCATCGGTTCGAAAATGAACGTGGACTCGTCAACGGGGCGGTGCAGGGTGATGGGGGGGCGAATGTAGCCGTCGGAGGGGCGAGTGTCGATTGTCTCGACTTCCTGATCCATCGGGATGTAGTGCTGCACGGCGGCCTGGACCTGTTCACGGCGCGGTGGGTGCTGGGTGTACGTAGGTCCAAGGGCACCAGAGGGCCGGAAGGGCATGGCCAGGCTGCGGTTGTCGCGCACAGCAACTGACGTGTGGGACTCCAGACGGTACGGATCCTCGTCTCCAAAGTCAAGCGAGGAATATTCCCAGGTAGCCTTCGG